TAAATAAAAAAATTGATGTAAAATACTTATATAAAAGAAGATTATAAAGCATTCAATAATTAATTGTTTTACTATTATGGCGAGTGAAGTATTATATCCAATTCCAAAAAACTGCGTGGTGTGTAGAGAGAAATTTTATGTTGGTACGAAAATAAAAAAGACTTCAAACAATATTACTAGCTATTACAATAAAAATGAAAAGGAGAGAATTATATTATATTTGGAACAAATATTTCCACATGATATTACATTACATATTATAAAATTTTTGAAAGATATTATAATATATAATTTTGGTCATATAAATTGTTGTAATAAAAAAAATAAGAATATTACATGGAAAATAGTAAGTCAAAGAGATATGGTAATACATAGTGTATTATAAATTATACAAGATAAGTAAAAACTTAAATATCTAAACTAATTGTATTTCTTTCACTCGTTGTTTTTTTCCCTTTTTTATTACTTTTTGGCATTTTAGAAGAATTTAGTTCTTTTAAATCTTGAATGCTAATTGTGCTAGATTCTTTAACATCAGGTTGTTCTTGTTGAATATTAATTTGTTTTGTTTTAATACCAGATAGAATATCAGAAATATCAGAAGGCCCTCTCATTTCAGGGCGTTTGCTTTGTTGAGGTGGCAATTGAGGTTTGCTTGAAGGGTAAGGAACATTTCTATCATTAATTGAAGCAAATTTTTGCTCAACATTAATTCCTTCTTCACTTCTAGCCATAGAAATATCTGGACGATTTGCTGGCATATCTACACGTCTACTCTTGGGTGGTTGTTGGGTTTTCATTGGAGGTGGTGGAGGCATATTGTTATTCATTTGAGGTGTTGGTATACTTGACATATTTGACATATTTGACATATTTGACATATTGGAATTATTTCCAGGAACAAAGTTATTCATAAAGCCGCTAAAACCAGGTGATGTATTATTCATACTATTAACAGCTGCTTGGCTAAATTGTTGCATAAGTTCAGGATTTTGTCTCATAATTTCATCCATTCCAGGAATGGCAGATTTGAACATTGTATTTGTCATGTGAACCATAATGGCAGAACCACCTAATTGGAATAATAATTTTAATTCAGGTGCCATTTTAGCTTTAGATTTATATTTTTCATGTAATTCAGAAAAAATTTCATCATAATCATTGATGTTTTCATTAAGTTGTTCAGCCCAACCATCCATTTTTATATCAAATGGATCAAATTTATTATTTAAAAATTCTAAACCAGTAATAGCAGCCATTAATATTTTGCCTTGAAATTTAACACTATTAGATTTTTCTTTTTCATTTATTAACATTTCATATTCTCCTTGCATTTCATTTAAAGGGTCTTCCATACTATATTTTTTAGATAAGTTAGCACCTTTTCTCTCAAGATCCTCTAATTTTTTAAGAATTTTGAATTTTTCTCTTAGTAATTCTTCTTTTGTTAATTGAGGATCTGGATTAGGAGTAGGGATATTATTAAATTTTCCATAACCATCCCATGTTTTAGTATCTTTACCAGTTTCAGCTGTAGATGTTCCAAGATTAATTTCATTGTCTGTTTTAAAATCTTCAAAACTAACAGAAGGGGCTTTTTCACTGAAATTATCTAAATTAACACTATTAATAGCACTTGTAAAAAGACCAGATTTACCACCAGTTTCAATAGGTTTTGATTTAATGTTTATATTATCTGTCAAATTATTAAGTTCATTTTCTAATTCACTTAATTCTCCTAAACCAATATCAATTGATTGAGATTTTTGTCTTTTATCATTCATAAGTAGTTCTAAACCTCCACCATGATTTATAGCTCCTTTATTATCTATTGTATGTAAATCTATAACAGTTTCACTCATTATAGAGAAATAAGAATATATAATTTTAAGTAATTCGCAATTAAATATATTAATTTTTAAATTAAAATATTTATAAAAGAATTTTAAAAGATTTATTGTGTTTTAATTATATTATTTGTAATTAAAAACCAATAGCCTTGTAAAAAACAATCTGCTAAATCATCTTTCTTCTTACTAGATATAAATGAAGTGATATAGTTTTCATCAATATTGTATTTATTTAATAAATCTTTTGTATATTCAATACCTAATTTTTTTCTCTCAGTATATGAAGTATTTTTTGATGATGAAAATAATTTTAATTTGTTAGCCGATGATATAAATTGTATATTAAATATATTTTTCAATATAAAATATTGTGATATCATTCCTTGAATAGATTTCATTCTCGTAGCAATAGGACTAATTTGATTTTCAATCAATATTTTATCTATATTATTAAAATTTATTTTATCTAAATTATTTTTAATACTGATACCAATATCAATCAAATTAATATCATTGGCATTTATATTTTTATTAATATATTCTAAATAATTATTATTTATGTATTCTTGTATATTTTTGAGAATATTATCTTTATTAGGTGGCATGTCATGCGAAATGTTATGTTGTTTTGCTAAATCAATTAAGCTACTAATTTTGAGTCTATTGAAATTGCTAAATTCATTTGGTAAAATTTTATAGTCACTTTTAGAAGTATGTAATTTACAATAATAATTTGAATTTTTAAAATATTTAGCTGGTTTATTACAGGATTTATTAGGTGTTTTGCTATTATTACAATAATTACATAAATCAATGTTTTCTTCGCATAAGTTTATAACTTGCCAAAAGAGTATTTTAAAGGTTTTATCATCATTATTTTCAATTATACATAATGCTAAATTTTTAATACCAACGTCAATACTTAATAATTTCATTATTAATATAAATAATTATAATTTTATATATTTTATATAATTTATATAACATATATAAAATTATTTATCAATAGAAATATTTTTAAGATAATAAGAATTTCTAGAATTTACAATATCAACTGCAATATTATAGATTTTTCTGTAATTATTACTATCGTCATTATTTAAAGTAAAGTAATTGTTACCATCTGTTTCCTCAATATTAAATTTAATATTCATATCTACATCATTAGTAATATCATTAGTAATATCATTAGTTATTTTATTAGTATAGTCAATAATATGATTAATTTGTTTTTGTGACATGTATGTATTTATATAATTAAATGTATTTATATAAATTTATTATAAATTAATTTTTGAAGAATGTCGGGGCAATACTTCTATTTTGTAATTCTTCTCTCGATAAATACACATTTTTAAGATCAGAATTAAAATAAGTTTCTGGCAGAAATTGATTTTGTATTGGAAATGTTGATTTTTCAATACATGATTGTTGATTTAATTTCATTATAGTGTGCGCATTATCGGTTAAATATTTTCTATAGCTCCAGTTATTATTAATATTCGCATTATTTTGTAAATATAAATCCATATTAATTGGTTGTTCCCAAGTAGAAAAATTTCTTCCATCAGACATTAATGGTATATTACTCATAATATATTATTATGATAAATTATTTTTGTAATAATTGTATTAATTCATCTTTTTTATATTTTGTGTTATCGGTAGATTTTACTAATTTTTTTTTAACAGCTAAATCTTTTAATTCTGTTACTTTCATTTTATTATAATTAATATTTTCACTTAAATCATCATTATTAATTTCAATAACTTTTTTATCAATATCATTATCATTATCATTATCATTATCGTTACTATCTATAACAATTTTTTCAATATTATTTAATGATATATCTTGAAGATATTTTAGAGAGCTAATATTAGATGATGGAAGAAGAATATCTTCTTTAATATCTTCATTATTGCTAATACTTTGATTATCACTATCACTATCGCTATCGCTATCAGATTCAATATCGCTATTTTCTTGTAAGAAGTTGGAATTTTTTGAATTGATTGTTAATAATTTAATATTATCTTTATCTTCACGATGTTCTTCATCTTCACTTTCAGGATCACTTTCATCATCAGATACATCTATTTTAGTTTCGACTAATTGATTATCATTATTAAAATTTGTTTCTAAATTAGATTGATAATTCACAGAATTATTTTGTAGTTCTAAGTTATTTAATTTATAAATAAACGTTTGAATAATTTCTCCTTGTTTAATTAATGATTGTTCGAGTGAATTAATACGCTGAACGCAATAATACATAATCAACCCAGATAATAGTAATGTAATTCCTAAAGAAATGATAAATCCACTACCTTCTAATCCAAATAAATTCATCTATACTTAAAATAAAACGAATATATTTTAAATAATATTTTAACGTAATTAAATATTAATATTTTGTATTATATTTTCAGCATCTTTAATTATATTATCTGGATAATTCAAATCTTTTAATACATTAATTCCACCTTTATAATAAGATATTCCATTACATAATTTATATGTAAATTTATTATTAATAATATTCATTTTGTTATTTATTATATTTTTATGTGAATTAAATTTTTCACATAATGTAGTAAAATGGGTTGTTAACATAAAATTACAATTTTTATTAGTACTTAAGTATTTTAAATATGAATAAGCACATGATATTGCTTCGGTAGGATTAGTTCCCGAATATAATTCATCAAATATACAAAAATGACGACCTTCATTAGTTTCTATAGAATCTAGAATATATTTACATCTTCTGACTTCTGATTGGAATAAACTATCTCTCTGTGAAGTATCTGGTATATTTATGTAAGAATGAATATAATTATATGGATTAATTTGAGCTTTTTTATAAAAGCCACAACAAAATTGTTGTGATAAAATAATATTAAATAAAGTAGATTTTAGAATAGTGGTTTTTCCCGAAGCATTCGGTCCAGTAATTATAATATTATTTTTTAAATCTATATTATTAGTAATATAATTAGAATCTATACAACAATAATACGAATTGATAATTTTTGTTTCTTTATTATTAACAATCTTACAAAAGTTTATTTTTTTATCATTAATATTTTTCTGTATACATAAAAGGGTGTCTTTAAATGAATGTAAATACAAGCAATATTTAATACTATAAATATATTCTTGACATTTGAATAATTCATAAAAATATTTCATTTTATCACCCATAGTATGTAGGTCAAATATATTGAGGTTGCTGAATTTAATACCATTTAAATTATTGTAAAATAATGTTAAATAATTTTTAATTTCATTATTTTTATCTATAAAACCCTGTAAACTAGATTTACAATATGAATTTACATTATCAATTAAATTAATATAGTATTTACATGAATTTTTGAATATATGTAGATAATTATTTATTTTATTGAAATTTTTATAAAATTTAATACATGATATTATATTTTGGTATATATTGAAAAAATAAAATACTAGAGAAAAAGTAAGAAAAAATTTTCTATCCCATCCAACATTAGCAAAATCTTTAATAGTATTACCAAGTGGATGATTTTTCATTATAGTAAGTAATATTTCTACATAATTTGCCATAGTTATATAATGACCTTTTAAAAGAATAATAAAAAACGGAATAAACATTATGATAATTGGTATTACAATAGTTATTAGTGGATTAAAAATATTATATAAAGATAAACATTGTAAAAATAAAGAGTTTCTATTTAAAAATTCAAATATTGGAATAATTTCCAAGTATTGATATGTATTGACAAAATTTTTATCCTTATCTTTATCTGTAATATTATTAATTTCATTTATATCTTTATAAACATTTTGTATGTTATTAATATCATATTCATTACTAGTATCAGAATAATTTTTAATAAAGTATTTCATATCATTTAAAAAATATGAATTATTAGTATAATATGTTGAGTATTTATTTAATAAATCTTTATAGAATATATTATTATCTAAATCTGTATTATTAAAAAATTTTCTATATAAAAGATGTTCGAAAGAATTAGATATTTCAAGATCATTTTTTACATTATCATTTAAAGTATATTTATCTTGTATATAAAATATTGGTAATTTGAAGTCAATAAAATTTATATCTATGTTTTTTGAATTATTATCTATACTCATTAAATATAAATAATAATATTCTAATAATTTATTAACGTATTAACATTCTTTATAATTTTGAGGTAATTCACTAATATTAGTATTATAAAAATTTTCAATATCTTTCATTAAACGATAATCTCTTCTTGTAACAAAATTGATAGCTGTTCCTTTTCTACCCCAACGACCACTTCTACCAATTCTATGTAAATATGTATGAACAGATTTTGGAATATCAAAATTAATAACTGTGCTAACTTGTTGTATATCAATACCTCTAGCTGTTACATTAGAAGAAATAAGAACTCTCTCTTTACCTTCTCTAAAATTATTATAATTAAGGTCTCTTTCTTCTTTTGTCATATTACTATGAATTTGACAAACTGGAAAACCGTCACTAACCATATAATTATATAACTCGGAAACACGTTTAACACTATTACAATAAATAATACATTGTGAAACAGAAAAAACAGAAAATAAATCCTTTAAAGATTCAAATTTTTGATTATCATCTTCTAAATTAATATAATACTGTAGAATACCTTCTAGTGTTAACATTTCAGTTTTTACTAAAATTTTAACTGGATTACGTAGAAATTGATCAGTTAATGAATATAATTCTCTTGGCATTGTAGCACTAAAAAGAGTAACTTGTATATCATTAGATAAATATTTAAAAATATTATATATTTGATCTTTAAATCCATAAGATAACATTTCGTCAGCTTCATCAATAACCATTAATTTAATCGTTTTAGTATCAATATGATTATTTTTAAGCAAATCATGTAAACGCCCAGGACAAGCAATTAAAATATGGGGGGTTTCGTTCTTAATTAGATCAATATCATTATATGTAGACGTTCCACCTACTAATAATTGCGTTTTTAAATTTTTAATATATACCCCAATTTTATCTACTACACTTTTAATTTGGACAGCTAATTCTCTAGTAGGAGATAAAATAATAGCTTGTATATTATTATCTTCTTCATTAATAACTTCTAATGTTCCGATTGTAAAGCAACCAGTTTTACCAGTTCCAGATTGTGCCTGAGCAATTAAATCATTTTTTGATATAAAAGGAATAATACCTCTTTTTTGGATTGGACTAGGATTTTCAAAACCATAAGAATAAATTCCTCTAAGTAAAGAAGTTTTAATTTCTAATTCATCCCATGAATTAAATTGATAATTTTTATTATCAGATTCAGAATTATAATCGTTTTTATTAGAATTAATACTCATAATAAATAATTATTATTAAATATTTAAGTGTATTAATAAAAATATATATAAAAATAATTGTATAAGAATTATAAATGGTTACTGTAAATAAATATACAATTGATGAATTTAATATTATATTACGCGACATGGTATTTGAAAACATAAATGAAGATGTTAAAAAAAAAATAGAAAATTTATGTAATCACATTGTTATAGATGATAAAGAAAAAGATAAAAATAATTATCATAGAAATAAAAAAAATAATAATAATAATAATAATAATAATAATAATAATAATTTTCAATGGCACAGTATGCGTAATTTTCAAACAACTAAAATAGTAAAGGATGAATTTGATTTTGATATAAAAAATATACTTAATAAAATTACAGATAATAATTATGATATTCAAAAAAATAAATTAATTTGTATTATAAATAACATAAGTAAAGATGAAAATTATGAGAAAAATTTAGGTAATATATATAATATTATGAGAGATATAATAAAAAATAATATTTATTTTTCAATAATTTATGCCAAAATATGTAAAGATTTATTTGAAGTTAATAAATTTTTTTTTGATAAAGTTATTGAAGATGGTATAAAATTATCGGAATATCTATTAATGGTTGAGAATAATAAAGATAAAGATAATTATAATAATCTTTGTGATTATAATAAAAATAATGATCAAAAAAAAAGTATTTTATTATTCTTTGTAAATGTATTTAAAAATGATAAAGAGAATTTTTATATTTTAAAAAAAACATTAGATATAATATTAAAAAATTTAGAGGAAAATATTATGAAAGTAGAAGAAAAAGAAAACAATGAAGATTTAACAGAATTATTATTTATAATTATCACGAATATAAATGAGATAGGTCATAAATATAAGGATAAAATAATAGAACTAAGTAATTATAAAGTAAAAAATTATTCTGGATTGAGTAATAAAATTATTTTTAAATTAATGGATATATTAGATAAATATAAGTAGAAAATATAAAAATATGACAAGCTATAATATATAATTTTATGGATAATAATATATATTATAAAATATAAAAATATGACAAGCTATAATATATAATTTTATGGATAATAATATATATTATAAAATAGAAGAATATGATAATAATGATGTAAATTATGATAATAATGATGTAAATTATGATAATAATGATGTAAAAAATTTAATATATAACGATGAATATTTATTTACGGAATATGATTATACTGACATATCAATAAAAAATATAAATTTAATATGTGATTATTATAAAATAAAAAAAGGAAAATTATCAAAAAAAGAAAAAATAATGGAAATTATATTTTTTGAATCTAATATAGATAATATAAATATAGTTGAAAATAGAAAATTATTATGGGAATATGTGAAAATTATAAAAACAGATAAATTTTTAAAAAATTATATATTATTAGATATATAATATAAAAATAATATTAAAAAGTATTAAAATATATTTATTAATGAGTATTAATAATTATATTGATATAGATAATTTAAGAAATAATATAACAATATATATTTATACATCGCCTTATGTTGTAAACATAGCAGAATATATTTCAAAAAATTTAGAAAATTATAATATTAAAAATTATGTAATACCATCGTTTATTTCAGATGATCATATAGAGTTAGTAAATCACGATAGTAATACATTTATACTTTTGATAGCATTTCAATCTTTTTTAAATTCACCAAATAAGAAAAAAATACTAAAATTAAAAAGAAAAAAATATATATTATATCAACTTGAGCAAATTAACAATAAGGAAAAATATGATAAACATATAAATAAAGAAATAGAAATCTTTATGAAAAATGCCTTATATGTTTTAGAATATAATATGAGTAATTATAATAATATTAACAATGAAACTAATAAAATATTTGTAGGTGTTCCAATTATTAAAACAGAAAATATTATAGATATGAAAAAAAAAGATATTGATATATTGTTTTATGGTACTATTAATAGTTATAGAAAAAAAATTTTAGATCGTATTAGAGATAAATATAATATAAAAATACTCGAAAAGTCATTTGATAAAGAATTAATTGAATATATATCTAGAAGTAAAATAATTTTAAATATTCATTATTATGATGATGCTTTATTAGAATTATGTAGAATTCATGAGGCAATACCATATAATTGTAGAATAATAAGTGAAATATCAAATGATGATTTAAAATTATGTGATAGTTATAAAGATTTTTGTAGCTTTATTGATTTTGATGATATAGATAACGTATATAAAAAAATAGACGAGGAATTAAAAAATTATGAAAATATAGATTTTGATAGATTAATTCAAAAAAATTTACACAAATATAATGTGGATTTTGAAAATTTTGTTAAAAAAATTAAATATTACAATTTATTTTCAAAAGATTTATTAAATATAAAAAATGGGAAAGTAAATTATGAATTATCATTATTAGATAAAGATAATAATATTACAAACATATCACAAAAATTTATAGGAGTTAAAGAAAAATATATAGAAAAAGATATAAATATTAATTTTAATAGTGAAAAACACAATGTATTATATCTAGATATTTTAAAAAAGACAAATAGAATAAATAATGTTAATCGCGAAAGAATAGAAATAAAAAAAAAATATTATGATAATATTGCTCATTTACATTGTTATAATTTATCAGAATTTGATGAGATATATAGTATTTATAAAAATAATATAATGAAATTTTTTAAGATAATAATTACTTATAGTAAAATATCAAAAGAAGGGCACGGTTATAAATCATTAGATTCTAACTTTATTTTATTAAATATAGAAAATAAGGGAATGGATATAGGAGCTAAATTTTGCTTGATAGATTATTTAATAAAAAATAATATAGAGTATAAATATATTTTGTTTTTACATAGCAAAAAAAATATAGCTCGCAGACAAAAATATTTCAGTTTAATTAATGATAGAAATATAGAACAAACAATGATAAAAATTCATGAAAATTACGATGGTATATTTCCAAATTTAATAATAAATGGTGATTGGAATACGAATAAATGGTATATAAATAAACCATATACTGAAGATTTATTAGAATATTTGAATTGTAGTATAGAAAATAAACAATTTATAGAAGGTAATTGTATGATATTATCATATAGAATAGTGAAAAAAATATTTGAAGATAATTTATTTATTTATGAGTTATTAAATAAAAAAAATAGTTTTGATTTAAATTGGTTTACTTGGTATTATAAATGTAGTAATGTCTCTATTATAAATAATTATGAAAATTTTTTGAATAAAAAATTATATGGTAATGATTTACATCATAATTATAATGAAATATTTGGTAGTAAATCATATATTAATATAGCAAGTGTTAATACTTTAGATGGTTATAAGTTAGCAGATGGGATGATAGAACATGCTTTTGAAAGAATATATTTAAATGTTATAGAAAGTTTTTCAGATGGAAAGTATCATATAATTAATTATGATAACGAAGATAAAGAAGATAAAGAAGATAACGAAGATAAAGAAGATAAAGAAGATAAATAAGATAAAGAAGATAACGAAGAAAACGAAGATAAAGAAGATAAATACTAATACTTATACAAGTATATAATTATAATATTATATAATTATATATAATATTATATAATTATATATATATATGTGTGGAATAATTGGAGTAATATCAAATAATACAATAGAAATTATAAAAAAAGGACTGATACAATTACAAAATAGAGGTTATGATTCTGTAGGTATTTCTGTTATGTCAGATGATTTTAAAATAATAAAATACGCATCAAATGATAATGATTGTTTTGAAAATTTATTTAATAATATAAATAAAATTAATATTGGTTCAAAAATAGGTATTGGGCATACTAGATGGGCAACGCATGGTAAAAAAACAGATAATAATTCTCATCCTCATTTAAGTTTTAATAAAAATATAATATTAGCTCATAATGGTATTATTGAAAATTATAAAAAGATAAAACAAATGTTACTAGAAAAAAATTATATTTTTTTATCAGAAACAGATAGTGAAGTTATAGTAAATTTAATAGATTATTATTATAATGTAGAAAAACAGAATTTTGAAGAGATTTTAAAAAATTTAGAGAATGAATTAGAAGGGACATGGGCTTTAGTTATAATGAATCTAGATTACAAAGATAAGTTATTTTGTTGTCGTCATGGAAGTCCTTTATTAATTGGTGTAAGTGATGATTGTGCTATAGTTTCATCAGAAAAATCTGCGTTTAATAAATATATTAATAATTATTTTATATTGAATAGTAATGATATTTGTATTATTGAGTTAAAATCCAATAATATTAAAATTAATACAAAAAATAAATATATTTATAATGAAAATAATAATATCTCTCAAGAATTAACACCAGAACCATATAATTATTGGATAGAAAAAGAAATACATGATCAATACGAATCATCATTGAGAGCAATCAGTTTAGGTGGTAGATTATTAAATAATAGTGAGGTAATATTAGGTGGATTAGAAATAAATAAAGAATATTTGAAAACAGTAGAAAACTTGGTAATTATTGGTTGTGGAACCTCTTATCATTCTGGACTATTAAGTAAATATTTTTTTAATGATTTATGTAATTTTAATAGTGTATTTATAATTGACGGAGGAGAATTCAATATAAATGATATATCAAAAAAAGGTAATACAGTAATTATATTATTATCACAATCTGGAGAGACAAAAGATATATACGATTGTTTAAAATTGGCAGAAGAAAATAATATATTTACAATTGGAATAGTAAACTCGGTTGATTCTATGATAGCTAGAGAAACAAATTGTGGTTGTTATATAAATGCCGGGAGAGAAATAAGTGTAGCATCAACAAAATCATTTACAAATCAAGTGATAGTTCTCTCTATGGTAGCTATTTGGTTTTCACAAATTCATAATATAAATACGAATAAAAGAGAAAAATATATAAAATATTTACGACAATTACCATATGATATAAAAGAAATATTAGAAAAAGTAAAAATTGATGATAAGATAATTGATATATTAAATAAAAAAAATCTATTTATTTTAGGTAAAGAAAAAGGAGAGGCAATATCAAAAGAAGCTAGTTTAAAAATAAAAGAAATTTCATATATACACGCAGAGGGATATTCTAGTAGTGCTTTAAAACATGGACCTTTTGCTCTATTAGAAAAAAATATGCCTGTTATATTATTATTATTAAAAAATAAATTTTATGCAAAAAATTATTCATGTTATGAAGAAATAATGTCGAGAGAAGCACCAGTAATAATTATAAATAATTATGAAAATGAAAGAAATGATGATTATGAATATGTAATAAGTATACCATATAATGAGGTTTATAATGAATTATTATCAATAATTCCATTACAAATTATAGCATATAAATTATCATTAATAAATAATATAAATCCAGATAAACCAAGAAATTTAGCAAAATGCGTTACAACAGATTAAATTATAAAAAATATAAAAAATATAAAATTTATAAATATTTTACCATTTGAATTTCTTTTTGTGTAAAACCAGAATTTTGATAAAAATTTACATTTTTTTCATTACAATCTAAAATAATTTTATAGCAGCTAGATTGAATAGAAATATTTATTAATTCATCAATTAATTTTTTACCTAAACCTAGTTTTCTATAATTATTATGTATAATAATATCTTCAACATGACCTACTAAACCCATATTATGTATAATTTTATTTTCTATTAGCAAAGTTCCAGTTCCAATAATTTTATTATTATCTTCAATTACAATAATAATATGTTTGTTGGAGAGATTATTAACAAAGTTTTTAAATTGTATAAAATTAATTTTTTCTTTTTCAACTATAGTTAATTGTTCTAATAAAGTTAAATAATCTTTATAATAATCAGTATCTTCAATATGTCGAAAAATCATATTTATAATATTAAATATTATTTAATATTATTTAATATTTAAATTAATAACTTAATAAAACAAAAATATATATAAATTTTATAATGGTAAAATCTATTTTAGATAATACAATAAATTATCCAGAAATAAAAAAATTAGATAAAGATGATTTAGAGTTTGATGCTACAGTATATGAAATTGAAATATTAGGAATAACACAAGAAATAGCTTTAGGTCAAGCTAAATATAGTTTTATACAAAAGAATATTATATATTATCCAATCTATTTAGTAGTGAAAGATAAGGTTGTTTCTCAAATTGGTTTATATGAAATATTAGCTGATAGAGAACCCAATCTTTTAGATGAAGATGGTGATATAGACATTGAAAGATTAAATGATCCATTGTTTTACAATTATTTTATAGAAGATTTCATTGTAAAAACGTCTGAGAAAAAATTATCAGATGAACAAAAGAAAAGAGAAAATGAACAAGAGAAAACTGATGAAGAAGAAAGTGAAGAAGATGAAGAAGAAAGTGAAGAAGATGAAGAAGAGGAAGATGAAGAAGAGGAAGATGAAGGAGAAGAAGAGGAAGAAGAAAGTGATGAAGAAGAAAGTGATGAAGAAGAAAGTGATGAAGAAGAATATAATGAATGGATTAAACAATATATGAAAAGCAATTTTTATGAAATTTTACATAATGAAGGAGGTGGCGAATGCTTATTTGCTAGCATAAGAGATGGGTTAAAAACAATAGGTCGCGATATAACAATAGGTGAAATGCGTAAAATTTTATCAGAACAAGTAACAGAAGAACTATTTTCAAATTGGAAATTATTATATGATGAAACAAAAAATAATTACGAAGAAATAAGAAAAACTATGAGAGAATTGAATAGCAGAAATAAGGTATTAAAAACACAATTATCTAGTGTAAAAAATAGAAAAGAACAACAAGAAATAATAAAAGAAGCAAAAGAAAATACAGAAAAATTCAAAACAGAAAAAGATAATCAAGATTTTGCTAAAGAAATGTTAGAAGAATTTAATTTTATGGAAGGAGTAAATACAATAGAAGATTTAAGACGAAAAATACAAACAAGTAGTTTTTGGGGTGAAACATGGTCAATATCTACATTAGAACGCGAATTGAAATTAAAATTTATTTTATTTTCTGAACAATCATTTGAGATGGGAGATCAAGATAATGTATTAAATTGTGGACAACTTAATGATACAATATTACAAGATGCTGGGGTATTTAATCCGACACATTATATAATGTTAGCATATAGTGGTAATCATTATGAGTTAATAAAATATAATAAAAAGGGAGCTTTTACATATGATGAATTACCAGAAAAAGTAGTAAAATTAATAAAAGATAAATGCTTAGAACGACAAGCAGGTCCTTATTATTTAATACCAGAATTTAGAGAATATGATATACAAGAAAAAACTGATTTGAAAAATAAAGATGAAGAGCTCGATGAAGAAGTTATGGAAAAAATAATTACTCCAGAAAAAGAATTATATAAAGAAGATGTAGTTTTTCAATATTATTCAAAATCAGCAGGAAATAAATTTCCAGGTGAAGGGGCTGGTGAAATACTTAATAAAGAGAGAAAAAAGGAATTTCTAGAGTTATCTAAAATACCAGACTGGAGAAGAAAGTTATCAAATTTTTGGGAAACTAACTTAAAATTAGATGGAAAAAAATGGAAAACTGTTGAACATTATTATCAAGGAAATAAATTTAAAGAAAAACATCCAGAATTTTATGAAAAATTTACGCTTGATTCGAGTAGTGATATTTCAAAGGATCCGGCATTAGCAAAAGCTGCTGGAGGTCCAACAGGTAAATATGAAGGAAAGAAAGTGAGAGATGATAAAATAAAAATAGACCCAGGGTTTTTTGATAAAAAAGATGAAGTGATGAGTGTGGCTCAAAAAGCAAAATATGAACAAAATAAAGAATTAGCTGATATTCTTTTAAAAACAAAAGATGCTAAATTAATGCATTTTAAAAGAGGTTCAGAACCAGAGCGTCAAGATATTTTAATGAAGATAAGAACAGAATTAATAACTTCTACAGATTAATTCACAATCATCATCTAAATTAAAAGTAGTAAATTGTTTTATATTATCAATATCTAATGAAGAGTTATTACTTGATACTAAATAATAAACTTCTTCAAGGGAAATAAAATTTTCAACATATTCTATAAGTTCCTTATTTATTGTTTCATAAATATTAACAATCCATATTGTTGGTGACGATTTAACTTTATAAAGTAAACAATATACAAGAGATAGTGACATAATTAATAATAATTATTATAGTTATAGATTAATTATTATTTTAATTTAAAATCAATTTTAATTATTGGATAAAGATAACTATATATATTGGAAAATAAAATAATAATTAATTAATATATAATATATGATATTAAATAATGTTAGTAGTGATATTATTGAAATAAATATGGATATAATAAAAAAATGTAGCAAAGATTATTCAGATTTGAAATTAGATGAATTAAAAAATTACATATATTTATTTTATAGAATAATTTATAATGGTGATAAATTTATTAATAAAAAATATAAAAACAATAAATATATAAAAAAAAATATTAATTATCAATATTATTTTGATAAAAATGAAAAACCGTTAATGTGGAATTCTAGTTTTTTTCCTGAAAATATAAAAAAATATATAGAAATTGAGGAATCAACTATGATAAATTATACAATTGTAATAGATTCAAGAACTTTTTCTCTCTACTTTTATATTTACAATGATGAAGAAATATTAAATAATATTGATAATTATGTGAAAAATGTTTTTATTTGGTTATATATAGCAAATGAGTATATAAATAGCAAATGTTCAAAATTCACAAATATTTATATATATTTAACACCATTTGAAAAAAAATTACCAAATAAACCAAATATAACTTTGGATCATAATAATGTAAATACAGCATTTACAATGAGTGGTTGTAATAATAATGGAGAGATAATTATATATAGAAAAGAAGAGTGGTTTAAAGTCTTAATTCATGAATGTTTTCACAGTTTTGATTTTGATTTTTCAACATCAAGTATAGAAAAGATAAAATATAAAATAAAAAAACAATTTAATGTAAAAAGTGATTTTTTGATTTATGAGAGTTATTGTGAAGTATGGGCAAGAATAATTAATTGTTTAATTACAGCATATGGATGTTTGAATAATAAAAAAAATATAAAAAAATATATGGAGTTGAGCAATATATTTTTACAATTTGAGAGAATATATTCTTTACAGCAATGTAATAATATTTTAAAGTATATGAATCTCTCTTATAGAGATTTATTAATAAAAGGAAATAATAATTATAATGAAAATTATAATGAAAATTCAAATGTTTTT